ACTGATGGATGTAAGTGGTGTTCCAGTTCCCACGAAAACCATCTACCCTGAGTCTAATGGATTCAACTATCGATTCGCAAACCGTACGGCTTGCAGCAAAAATATCACAAGTGATTCTGGCAGTGCATACACCTGTTGCCCCACGCAAAGTCAACTGCCTATCCACAGATGTTTTTTCATAGACCAGAAGTGGCAGCGTTGCATTCTGCGGGCTGGCATCTGGGTAGATCCTAGTTCCCAGCAGTGTGGTGATGCTTGTTTGGCTTGTGAGGTAAGAATAAAAATCTGCTTCAATCATTTTCGGCCTCCTGATTGCTGGATAATTTCTATCATCTTTTCGCCAAACCTATTAAAGATCTGTGACCCAACAGCAGCAAGTGCAGGTTTCATGAATGGTTTTTTGGTTGCTCCAGGATGTCGGTAACTGCTCAGGGTTACCTGCTTTTTGGATCCTTCTTTCAATGGACCCATAAAGGTGTTTAATCGTTCTAATTTTCTTGGCTTAATTGCGTGTGAGGTTGCGCCTCTTTCAACAAGGTGGGCATATTTGTGAGGCTTTGATATAAATTTCCCTTTAACAAATATGGTGCTAATCTTAGGTCCAACAAATCCGACGATTCTTTTCTTTACACCCCTGCCATATTTCTTAGTTTTTAGTCCGATGGATTTTCTGAGAAGTCCTAATCTACCTTGTTTATTCTTGTTGCTTCTTTGCCTTGGTGCATTGGCCTTCACTTGTTTCTGCAAGGGCTGTAGGGCATAGCGCATAGCCGAAACCAACTTGGTATCAGACTTGCCACCAGTTAAATCTTTAAAGGTCTGCAATAGGGCATCTAATCCACCAATGGAAACCTTGCCCTTTTTAATCAGATTGGATCGATCTAGTTTGCTCATTAGTTCACCAGCTCCACGCAGTCCACCTGCAAAGTGTGGTCGCCTTCATCAACATTAATGATGCTGGCAATATTAAAGATTCTTGCATCCATTTTGATCCGGTGGCCATGCTCCAAACCAGCAAACCATCTGAGGGTAATCCGGTGGGATAGTTCTGGCCTGACCGATTTAGCGTAAAAACCTTCTCTGGATGTCAGTGGAATAATTCCTGCCCATCGTGTTTGGGAGGTGGTCCAACTCATCACAGGCTGACCCATGGCATCCCTTGTGGATGTCGGTTGCTGAATCTCCACCCTATACTGCAATAGTCCTGGGCGCATTAGTGGTAGATTCCTGTGGTGTACTGTTGGATGATAGACTCCACAGCCATTGGAACTTCTTTAAGGTCACCATCTGTGACCGCTGATCGGTTTTCATACAGATGGGCAGCATAGAATAACATTCCAGATTTCAGCAATTTAGGCACTAGGTTAGCATTGGCATAGCCTGTGGTATAACTGACCTCCACTGCATTTACTACATCTGCAGTGGCTGGCCATGAATCTCCAAAGGAAGGGGTAATTCTTGCAGGGTTACTGACTAGATCTTCTATCCAATCATCCATTTCCCGCACAATGTTTTTTGAGTCTGCGTAACTGATATCTTGTACGGACTGAACTGGGCCTTTAGGCAGATAAATGATGTCATCGAAATAATCCAAAGCCAGCAGCATTGTTTGACTGGCTATGGATATCTCGCACTGCGATTCAAAGTACATCCTTGCACTTGTAATGCAGCTATTAAGCAAAGCATCATCAAAACTACCATCAATCCTTAGATGGTTTTTTAGTTCTGACAGTGTCAGAGGTTCGGTTGTCGGTTGTGTCACTACCTGCGTTCGACCCTTGATTTCCATTTTTTCGTACCTCAGGTATGACTTTTGAACTAGCCTTTTCAGTTGCTGCTGGTGAGGCAGGACTGGCATAACCAATCCTGCACCACTCAGAAGCGACATCGTCTGGGAGATCAACCACCTGTCTGTCTTGGAATGATTTTCCCAATCCAGACAGGTTTTTTAAAATAGTTACTAGCATTAGGAAGCCGCCATAATTAAATGTTTAACAGGGTTATAAGTGGTTGCATTAGCTGTTAGCAACAATCCACTGGACCTTGCAATAGCTACCCAGCCGATTTGGCCGGAAGTCGCATAGGTTTCAGATTGTCGAACAATGGTGATACCACCATCACCTGCAACATCACGCACAAAGTACTTGCTAAAATCACCAAACAACAGGACTTTGCCAGCAGCAGATAGGCTAGATGCCATGTTGGAATTGAGGGTCACAGGATAACCCATGATGGTTGGCACCCTTGCTTCTGCACCAGAATAGTTCTGGGAAAATACAGGAGTACCGCTAGTGTCCTTCAATTTAGCAATGGCTGCCAAAACAGAAGGGTGACACATGAAACCAACATTGCCAGTGGTCTTATATGCCTGGTCTACAGAGAACACCAAATCAATAATGTCATCAATAGTGATGGCATTGGTTGCAGCAGCAGTTTTACCTGCAGCACTACCAACCACAATACCTTGGGGCTGGGATGATCCAGTACCAGTTGTGAATAAGCTTTCCTGAATTCTCCCGATCCTAATCCCGGCTTGTTCAGCAACAAGGCTTTCCACATCAATGAGGGCATCTTGCATGAGTTCATAACTGGTCAGAACCTGACCGGATGAAAACTTATAAGCTGCCATGGTTTTGTTAGTGAAAGTCAAAGCTACTTCCGAGATGGAACCATTTTCTGCAATCAGGGTTCCAGCGTTGCTGGTGTCATCAAGGCATGGCATTTGAATGTTACTACCATTGCTGGTGCTGATTACAGTTGCTACCTGACGGACAGCATTATAATCGCGCATAGCTTGCGTAAGGGTGCCATAGAATTCATCATTAACCAAGGCACCACCGATGCCAGTAGAACCAACACCTTGGGCACGAGCTTCAAGATTGAGTTCGTTGCTATTAAGGTCTAGTCCAATTTCATTTGCTGCAGCAGCAAATTCAGACCTGAAACCCCTGGTACCTCTAAGGAACCAACCACGCACAGCATTGGCTTTGGTTCTCTTGGATTTTTTATCAGAAAGATCAGCAACAAAGTTTGGAGCTGCAATAGGTGCAGATTTTCTTACACTGCGTTTGACAGCTTCCAGCTTTTCGGAATTTTGTTGGATGGATGCACTGCCAGCAGCATTGTCTTCTAGGACTGCAAGTCTGATATCGATATCTGCTACAGATGCTGCAAGATTATCAAAGGAAGTTTGTTCTTCTGGGGTCAATGCCCTAGATGCCATGGCTTCCATGGAGTTGACCTTTTCGATGCGATCAAGCTGCAAAGCTTTGATTTCTGAAATACTCATAAGTATTGTTCCTTGAAAAGATTTCTTCAAGGTGCCCGCTCAACGCAGTGGCACCATGCCGGAATGCTCCGGTGGCCACCATGCGTAAATACTGCAGGGCTACACCCATTTTTACATGGGTTTAAAATGTGTCAAACTGTAGGGAATGATGAAAAACAGCGCATGCTGAATGGCTATGTTTATAGCGTTTATGCTTTTGCTCACGAAACAGATTGCGTTATCAAATCTAGGTTGCTACTAGCCTGAGATATGGATGGGTTGAGGCTTCATGTTGTAGCGTGACTACAATAAAAAAAAGCCCCTAGGGATTAGCTAGGGGCTAGTAGTGGATGGGTGATTACTTTTTTAATTTGAAACTAGCCACAGCAGCGATCAATGAAAACTTTATGGCTAGGGTTTTATTAGGCAAACCAAACTTTTCCATAATCTGCCTGATCAATTCGTTGTCCCCTTCTGTTAACCTAAAGGACTGCCTAGGGGTATTACCCTTGGGTTCTGGTTTCATTATTTGGTCACCTCTGGCTCTATCAGAAAATAGAAACTTTCAAGGCTATTGAGCATCTCAACAAACGCAGTGGCATCTTCACCCCATGCTGGAAAATATTTGTGATCTCGGATAGCATTTGTTATCTCATCAATAACATCACTGGTTTCATCCTCACCAACTCGTTCTGACACCCACAAGCGCAAATCAGTAACAGTCGTAAAAATCTTCATGCCTATAACCCTTTGTGTTTGGCTAACCGAATTGGTTAACCTTATACCTATAGTTTATAATGTGTCACGACAACTGTCAAGACAACCTAGGAAGATTTATTAAATAAAATAGCATTACTGTCTAGTTTGGAACAAGAAACCATTGGCCAGTCAGGATGACAGGACTGCCATCTTCCCGCATTGCTGTGCCTTTAATTGTTTCTTTTTGGTATTCATGTGCCCCAACAGTAAACTGGATTTTGTCATTATTTTTCCATTTACCCTGATATATTTTTTCCGTAACTTTTGTTCCATCATCTCGGTAAAAAGTTGCTTCTACACTAACATCATTAAGATTTTGGTTTGTATTATTTCTAATTCTGAAACGATCTTTCTTAAAGAAGCTATCATCCCTGTTAAACCATTCTGCTTCAAATTCTGAGAAGGTATTTTTAGTAGCTTCTTGGGCAACACTATCTGCTTTTTTGTTACCTGAGGGCCACGGAAATAAAATTAGCCCAGTAATTAGACAGGCAGCAATAGCACTAACATACCAATTGTTAATCAAAACAGGCGCATCTTTATTATCCATGGTTCCATCCTCATGAAAGAGTAATGAAACCATGCTATCAGATCACTTTTGGGATACCAAGATTATTTTACTTTTAACAGGCTTACCAGATTTATTCTTCTTTGAATCTCTGATTCCTGCTCCTGTTTTTGTGCTAAGAAACTTGACAGACTTCTTAAGCCTATTTCAGTATTTAAATAGGCTGGATAAGTTACTGCTGACACATCATGAAGGTCTACATCGAGCAGGGTTCTAATATTCTTTTCCCCCTCTTTATCCCATGCATCCTTCTTGGTGATGAATGCAAAACTCATCTGGGTAACATCTCCCCTAGACATGCTAACCATTAAATCCCTTGCATAGCTGGTGTCCGGTGGAGTAATTTCTACAAGCAGACCTTCAGAATCCACTGAAAGATTAAGAGTGCCACTGGTGGACCTACCTAGGATTAGGTTCTGATCATGGTTAATAAGTGCGCGAACATCTGCACCCTGTGCCAGTGATCGGGTAAAAGCTTTGGGGTCAATCTGTTCTAGGAATCCACCCAAGTCCTGAGATCGGTTAGGGCTGAACTTGGCAGCATAACCCACCAGTTTTTTCCCATCCGCTTCAACTCGGAATTCTGTGGTGAATCGTGTTTCTAGTTTAACCATGATGTTTTCTCCCAGTTAGCTTTGGTATCGATCCAGTTTTCTAATTTAGCATCGGCCAAAAGTTTTAGATTTCTTGGGGTGGCACTTCCTGCAAGATCCAACCATTCAGCCTTCAATGCTTCACAGTGATCTGCAGCAGCTCGGACACCACCACCCGATTCCGGCTGAATGAATTCAAGGACAGGTTCCAAAATAATCTGGACCCTCTCTTGATGGGCTTCCAAAAACTTTTCTAAGGATGGTATGAATTCCCCAGGCTTATTAGAAATCCGGCCAAGATGATTGGCTTCAATCTTGCGGATTTGTTTCCTTGCAGCTTCCAACAGTTTGGCAAAGCCAAAGGTATTTTGTTGGGGTGCAGGTGCTGGATCGGGCAGGGGTGGGGTTGGCATCTGTCCTAAAGTTTTTGCCTGATCTACTGCTGCTGGTGTTTGCCCTGGTCCAAAGGCAGGGTCCATGTTTTTTGGAATCATGTAGGCATCACCACCTTCAAATGGTGGTAGGTTCTCCAATGCTCTCACATCATTTCTAGATAACCATCCCCAACTAAGCGCACTAGCATAAAATGCTGATCTGCCTGCAGTGTCACCCCTTAGCAATGCATCTTGATTATGTTCAGCATAAAGTTGGTCAAGGCTACTAATCAACTTGAAGTTGATTTCCTGTTCCCACCTAATCAACCAAGGGCGCAAAGTTTCCTGAAGGAATGCTAGGTTATCCTGCTCTAGACTACTGTAAGTTCCTGCGCCTGCACCAATTTTGCTGGCTGGAATCTTAAACCATCGTGCCACTTCTTGAAGTTGAAAAGATCTACTGGCTATCCACTGGGCATCGTCTGGTGGGGTTCCGATTGTTTGGTAGGTTACACCATTCTGAAGTATGGCTACTCGATGTGCATTTTTTACAGTCGCATGCATATCTTCCCATGATTTACGCATGTTCTGGATAGCTTCTGAATTTAGTTTCCCTGGTACCGAGATGACCCCAGCAGGTTTGCCACCCTGACCAAAGAAGGTTGATCCGAATTCTTCAACAGCCATTCCAAGACCGATTGAATTTTTAGCCTGGGCAATTACTGAATAGCCTTTGACACCATCAAAAGACAGGCCTTTGATATGCAAAATCTCAGTGGTCAGAAAGATTACTGATCCGTATTTGTAATACAGTTCGCCTTTTTCATCACGCACAGGTTCCACAAGTGATGGATCCATTGGCCAAAGTTGTTGCACTCTGCCAGTGTTTTTATCCCTAACAATTTCTGCATAGCCATTACCCCAAACGAGCGCATGCCCCATGAGGGTTTCACGAAAAGTTAAGGCAGACATCTCTGGGTTTGGTTGGTCATGAAGGATTCGATAAAGTGGATGATCATTAGCCTTTGACCTTGAACCATCATGACCCCTTCTAAATACTTGCAAGGGCAGACTGGCTACACCTTCAGAGATTGCCCGAACTGCTGCCCACACTGCGCTGTAGGTAAGGGCTGAAGCTTGATTAACATTCTGGCCAGTAGTGCTTATGCCTGTGTAGGTCCATGATCCTGAATCACTAATCAAACTATATCCAGCAAGTTTGTTTACAGTGTTTGCAAATAGGGATCTTAGGGATTTAAATGGCATGATTTACAGGAATTCTATCCCTGCTCCTGTGGTTTCAGTGTGTGTTTCAGCTCCTGCCGTAACCATCCACCTGCCTAGCCCCATGACTAAAGCTATAATCCCATCGATCTTATCACGGCTCTTCTTTTTGGACAATTTGTAGTTATTGTTATCGTCAAGGCTTACTGAGATGTTGCCAAGGTTCCAGCGCAAAACAGGGTTTCCATCGTGTGAAATCTGCTTGGCTAGTATCCATTCCTCTAATTTTTTGGTGGGTGGTGATAGGTTGGCAGGAGTCTGCCCAAACTTTACCATGCTGAAATCATCTGACAGCTCATGAACAATCTGGTCACTGTGCCAAGGGTCGTATGCAATCTCTTGAATCTTGTAGATTTCGCCCAGTGCCATGATATCCCTTTTGATCTGCCGATAGTCCACACGATTACCAGGAGTAGCTGTTATTTTTTTAGCCTTAACCCATGGCTTAATTCTGAATCGGTTTAACCTCTCCCGCAGTTTGTCGGCTTCTTCAGGTGCCCAGTAGAAGGGCAGAACATAGTGTGGTTCATCTTCATTTTCACTTGGGAAAAAAAGTGTTAGGGCAGTCATATCCATGGTTGCACTTAGATCCAATCCTGCCCAGCATTCACGACCAGTAAGATCTGGAGTTGGTATCTGGCATTCATCCCACTTAAGTGGACTGATCCATCTAACATCCGTTTCAATCCATTGATTTAAATGATCCCTTCTAAAGGCTGCTTCTAGTGCTGGATTATCTTTGCACTCCTGAACCTTCTGGTGAAAGTAAGCTGGCTTAACAGTGATCCCATAACCAGGGTTAGCTTTCTTCCAAGTTGCTTCAGATGTCCAGTCATCATCCAAATCAGCAGCAAAGATTTTTGCATAGAATGTTTTGTCCTGAATAGTTCCATCCAACCATTTCATAGCCTGACTGTGCATGTCATGGCAGAAACTAGTTCGATCACTTCCAGCAGTGGTAATCATCACGCAGAGTGGTTGCCTTCTAGCTAGGGTTCCAGTCATTAGGGTGTCATAAAGTTCGCGCGATTTCTGGGTGTGCAGTTCATCAATCACAATTCCATGAGGGTTACCACCATGGGCAGTATGTGCATCTGCTGAAATGGACTTATAAAAGCTTTTAGTGTCAGGATAGATGATGGTATTTTTGAATGGTTGCAGTTTAGCAGCTAGTGGTGGGCATGCTTCAACCATGTTCTTAGCTGAATCAAAACAGATGTGTGCCTGTTCTCTGGAAGCTGCTGCGGAATAGATCTCTGCGCCTGGTTCACCTTCTATCAAAAGCCACAATGCAATTGCTGATGCTAGGGTTGTCTTGCCAGCTTTCCTTGGAACTTCCAAGTAGACTTGCCTGATAATCCTGTTTCCATGCTTATCTACTTTCCCAAACACTTCACGCAGTATTTCCTTTTGCCATTCTTGAAGGGTGAATCTCTTCCCTGACCATTCACCCTTGTGATGTTTCAAGGCTCGTTCGATGAATGGAATGATCAATGGATCTGCAGTTTTTTTCTTGGGTTTCTTAATCGCCATTGGCACCAATATCCACACCACAAAGATCCTTGATCCAATTGCCCTGGCTAACCACAGGATCAGAAACCATCTTGGATCTGCTCATAGGCGAAAGCCCAAGAGATTTTCCAAGGGTGGACAGTCGGGCTGATAAACTGGTTAGTTGATCTACTGCTGGATCACTTTTCTTTGGTCGGCCATCTTCTTTGATGAATCCACCTGAATCATTAATCTGTTGCTGGCACCTGACCACCTGCGAATACATCGCACAATAAACAGCGATAGCATCAGCATCCACGGATGAAAGAATAGCCATTGGTTTTAGACCTGTCAGAAGATCGTGCCATTTTTTCTGACCGATTGCATCCAACCAGTCTGGCATTCTTGGGTCGTTCACATCCCATTCAACAGGTGATGGGTTTACTGTCGATGGTCTTGGGTTTGGATTAAGAGACAATAGTTGTCTCTTATTAGGTTTTCTACCTCTAGTCATAACATCACCTCATTTTGCCCTAAAAAATCATGCAAAAATCTCGTTTTTTTCGAGAAGGTACTCCCGCCCCCCTGCTGGATTTGTT